ATTCAGGAAGGAGGAGATGCAATCTTCGACCGCGACCCAGCGTCTCCTCTTCGCCGACTCCAAGAACCGTGACGTCCGGTTATTTCCATCTGGAAATAACTACGTCCTCCACCTGACCACGCCGATAAAGGACATCGAACGTGTCGACCTGGTCAGTGCCCGCGTCCCAAACACGATGTTTAATTTGACTCTTGGTTCAAACGTCTTGGCGGTCAACAGCTCCAACGTCTCCTTGAACCCAGGGTTTTACAGTGTCTACGGACTCGCAGCAGCCCTTGGGATCACGAGTCCTACCGGACTCGGTCTTGATTACCTCCCAGACGAGGGCCATTTCCTGTTCAGCTCCAGCGCCCCGTTCACACTCTTGGTCCATTCCCAGGAACTTGCTACGATGCTTGGCCTTTCCCGAGGCTCTCTGCTTCCGTCCGCACTCGCAACGGCCACCGACCCCTCCTACTCCGCCAATTACATCCTCAGGAGTTCAACTTTAGTTGATCTCTCCCTCAACGAATACATCTTTTTGGACATTGATGAACTCAGGACCCCCAGTCACGTCGATACGGGTTCTCTCCAGGGCAACACGGGTACAGTCTCCGGAAGCAACGCCAACCGCAACTTTGCGCCGGTCATGATGGATGTAGGCTCGGCGTGCATCAAGAACTTCCACGAACACAAGGACTATCGTGTGTCTGTCGAGTACCCAGAACCCATAGCGTCCCTCCAGCGTCTGACCGTCCGGTGGGTCGACAAGTCTGGTAACCCGCTTGATTTCAGGGGGTGGGACACGAACGCATTTGTCTTGAGAATTCACATCCGGGCTCAGGAACGACCCCCTCCTCCCCCGCCACCTCTACAAGACGTCGAGATTAGACGAATTGTAGAAGCGATGACTTTTCAGATACCCAAGCCTGACCCGAAGGAGACTTCTCGGCCTAAGATTCAGTGGTGGCTAATCGTTCTGGCCATCTTGGGTTTTATTTTTGTTTGGAAATCACGTCCCAGTTCCGTAGGAACTGTGCCTCTCCAGGCCCCAGTGAAGGTTGTTCAATTTCAGAGACCTAGCGCCTAAGCACGGGTCACTGCGTATGCCACCTGGGCCTCCTTGACCTCGACGTTCTTGATGAACGCCTTGGCGACCATGAATACGACGACCGACAGGAGGGTCGTGAAGATGGCCGACAGAAGGTAGTACTGGCCGCCGTTCTTGTTCACCTGAACAATCTGGCTGATGACCCAGCGAACCACGTCCATCCACGCGATGGCGCTAGCGAACGAGAAACCGGCGATGATGGCGTTGACGGACTGAGCCTCGAGCTGGAGAGCGATACCGGAGAGAGCGGCGGCCATTTGTTACTATTGTAGCCGAAAATAATTATGAGCCTCGCGGGGATCCCAGCCTTCTATTTCAGGGCTAGGATCTGTGTCTTCAAAATTATCCTGAAGAGGATCCTTTTCATACGACTCCGGACCTTCGTCGTCCTCGTATTCCTCTTCTGAAAGGATCACGGAGTACTTGGGTTTGTGTTCCTCGTCGGACTCCTCGTCGTCGGACTCCCAGTCCATGTACTACTCTTGTCTCTGTTTGTCTACTGCGTTTTTGAGCGCACGTTCAGCGGGCGTATCAGGTTCCCACGCGTCCCACGTCTCGGCGCATTCGTTCATCTTGCGGGCCACCTCATCCTCCGTGCCTTCGTAAGGGGTCCATGCGGGCTCGTCCTCGTCTGTTTCCCACGACCCGGAGTCCGACTCCTCACCTTCGTACACCTCCGGGTACAGGGTCCCCAGTTGCTTGCCTGTGACGTTCCGGGCCGCAAACATCAAACCGATGCGCATGTCCTCGCCCTGTACACAGTCCCGACCGGCCGCCTTGCAGTAGTGAGCCGCCAGAACCACGGCCGATTCCATGACCGGCAAGAATATGTCCATTTCTAGGAGATGTAATTTTTAAATATAACTTCGGCTGTCGCGTTCCCGACCGACATGAAGTTGTAGCTGATGGCGTAGATATTCACGTACCTGTTCGCCTGACTGGGGTTCATGTTCAAGACGAGATTCTTCTGTTCGATACGTGAAAAATTCACGTGACCGGTGGGTTGTCTAGACTCTGGGTCGAGGCTGAACGAGTACATGTAGATCAGGTAGTCTGGAACTCGTGTGTGAAATTCGATAGCCTGTATATTTCTGAGGAAAATTGGAGTACCGACGTCCGATGCGATTCTGTCTGTAGAGTTGAAGAACAGTACCATCGAAGAGAGCTGATCAGTTGATCCACCGGCCACGTTCGAATAGTCGTAGCCACTGGCCGAATCGTTCTGGATGGTCAAGAAGATTTCCTTTACACAATTGATGATGGTCAAGGGGCATGTGATGGCGTTGATTCCTTGGGGTGCGAAGAATGAATTCCTCTGGAGCTGTTCGAACACGTACAGTTGATTCTTCGACTTGATGAACTGCACCTCGGGTTCGGACAAGTATGTGTACTCGACGTCTAATTCCATCTTCAGAGGGGGTGAAATGACCATGGGCGGATCGGTGAATACGGTTGATGAATGGAGACCCATACGGATCGTGACGGCTTCGTTGAAACCACAAATAGGCAGTCCATTTTCAAGGATAGAGAATGGGATCGGGATCGTGTAGGTTGATGCAGGAGTCTGAGTCCCTTTACCTATGAGACCTAGAAGCGATCCCTGTTTACTCTGAGGAACCTCGAGGTCCCATTTGATGGCTAGAAACTCTCCCCACAGGCGTTCGACGAGCTGGGACCCGATGTGAAGCTCTATGTAATCGATCATCAAGGTACCGACCGAATCACGGACGGCACCGCCGCCAAGGGCGCTCACCGGGAAATTAACCTTGAGATAAATTTTGGAAATGAGATCACCCGAACGAGGTAGAACAGCATACGACTCGGCTCCGAAATATACATAATCGGCTTGGAAGTTGACTGTATCGACACGCTGGGCGAACGGTGTGTAACCTTTATACTGCTCGATAAAGTAGGTCACTTCAGGCTGTCCACTTAATATTACATCCGCTTTACCGAGGGATGCTAAATTGGCACGGGCGGCCATCTCTAGTAAGTTCGGAGGAAAAAAGGGGGCGTCGCAGACGCCTTTTCCTCAGGGCTTACTTACGCCGGAGGCTGGAGTAAAGGTCCACGGCCGCGGCGCCAGAGTGACCAGAGTCGCTGCGCGACTCGAGTCGGTCAGTTGAACATCAGACCCGCCAGCCCATTTTCAAATCTCAAAACGTTATGATTCACAAAAACCATGCGAAAATTGCGACCGAGAGCGTTCGTACTGGTATTCAGCTTCAAAAGGACCTGCTTTATTCTACTCAAATTCACGTAGCCGGAGGGTGAGGTCGAACCCGGCTTTATGCAAAACGAATGCATATAGAACTCGCGTGTAGGGAAATTCGGGTAGTGGTTGAAAGGTTCGAGGGACCCCAGCGAGACGGCGTCGTTCGTACTGGCGCTCATGGCGTCGTAGCCGTTGAAGCTCAGTCCGATGCTCTCGAGTCCGTTTCCGGTGTAGTCGTACGGCGCCGAGCCATCAACTTGAATCACGAAGAACATCTCTCGAACTGGATTCTTAAAGTCCAAGACGAACACCCCAGATGTGAAATTAGGTTGGAGCCTGAACGCCCCGTACTGACACTGCGTTATGATCTGTTCTATGCGACTCTTTCGGAACCAGTTTATTTCGGGCTCGGACAAGTATACGTACTCGGTGATTATGGTCGCGTCCAAGATGGGGTTCACGACCCCTGTGATGGCTGTAAGATTGGTGAATGTGTTAAAATTCACATGGATCTCCACATCCTGACGCTCGAGCGACACGAGGGGAATCGCAAGCTCTGCTCGGTTGAAGAAATAGAATGGTAAATTCACGTAGTACGTCCGAGAGGATAACGCCTTGGTTGCGTCAGCCTTTCCTATAAGAAGTTTGAGAGCAGGTTGATTTTCGTAAGTAACGTTAAGGTCGTTCCATAACTCTATATATTCACCCGTGAGGGTCTCTATAGACTGACCACCAATCTTGAGCTCGGCCGACCGAATGGCTAATGTTGCGACTGAATCATAATAGACGTAATTAATTGGAGAATTTGCATTTGAAGACACTGGATAGACCGCCAAAAACGTGTTCGAATAGAGGTTCGGCGCGGCCGTAGACCCATTGACCGATAGGCTCAAAGTGTAACGTGCGGCGGTGTTTGCCACGCGGAAGGGTAAATTTACAGTCACGGGTGGGTACATACCCAGACCCACCGGGAAAGTCGTCACGCTTCCATCCGACCCCGAGATGGTCAGGGACGTGAGCTGGTCAGCCGTAGAAATGACTCCAGTGACCATGTACGTGCCGACGTTGCTGAATGCGAGGGTGTTTTGACTCGTGACGTTCGAGATGTTGAAGACGTTACCGACTGTTGTGAAATCGGTCGTGAGACGAAGGGGAGTCTGGAGCGTCGTGTTCGAGGGCGTCATGAGCATGCCGTTATACTGAAGCACGATCGAACCACTGGTCGACGCCGGCACACCCACCTGATTCACAATGAAAAACGAGCCATTCGTAAGAATTTTGGCCGTTTGAATACCAGTCATAGACACGTTGACGGCTGGTTTGAACCCATTCACACCGTTGAAGGCTTTAGTAAAGACGATTCTGAACCATCTAAACGCTGTCGTTGTGGAGATTGGTATGGTTTGTATAGTTCCGTTTAGAGTCGTGGGGCCGTTGATAACGGTCCAACCAGAATTACCCTCGACGCTGTTTCCGCAGATCAGACACTCGCCGGGGGCTAGATCGGCGCTTACCGGACTTATGGTGACCGCCGTCAAAAGAGTCTGAGTAGGCGCCACAAGTTGAATCCATTCACCTCCCCTAGAAACAGGCCCGGGTAAGGTGTTCGTTACGGGTGCGGCGAGGACGTTGGAGTAAGGGGCGATGGTGGAATACATCCCGGACGTTCCGGCTTGCCAGTAATTTGCCGTCGAAAATCCTTTCCAGGCGGGCCAGGTGGTGCTTTCTGTGCTAGCGTTCATGAGAAATGTGCCCGTCGTTGTCGCGACAGACCATTGCCCCGTGGACCCCTCTCCAGTCGGCTCTATACCCGGCAGCGTCATCACGTCGCTCCAATTATTGTTGGTGGCCACATTTAGAGAGTAAAATCTGTTCGTGTCCGTCACATTCACGGGTATCGAAAATGCAAAAGTCGGATCTCGGCCTTGTGACGACATGTCGTACGTATAGACGATATTGGCTCCTTCTACGAGTTGGACGTTCGATACGTAATTTGAAGTCAGATACAGGGTCCCGGTGATGATCATAGGCCCCAACTCATTGATGTTGAATCTCCCTGTTGAGTCGGTTGAAAGTGCCGCGAACCCCGAACCGGTCGAGACGATATTCGAGTAAATGGGGACGACGCCGCCGGTCCCGAGTGTGACGCCCGGGCCATATGGTGACGCCAAGCTCATGATATAGTCCGCCTTGATGATGGACAAGTATGAACTAGCCACGAGTGAAGAACCTGTTGTCGAGGCGTACACATACACATTGGTGCT